GGATAATATTGATCTCATTACTAGCATAAAGTCTGGAATTTCAACAGATAAAGATGTATCTGGATATAACAGTATCAATGTAGTTAGGACACAATATGATGGTGTTCACACTATAAGCGGAATAGGATCAACATCTTTCCAATATAATATTTCACAAAAACCAGATTCTCTTCTGTATAATAGATCAAACTCCTCATCATCATATATTACTGATTCCAGAAACACTCTAGGATCAATTCATCAAGTCAGTGTCCTGAATGGTGGAAATGGTTACAGAGAATTGCCAACAATAACTGGAGTCAGAAGTGGAGTTGGTAGCGGAGCAATTCTTTATGCAGAAAGTAGAAGTATTGGAAATATTCTTTCCAATCAATTTGAAGATATTGGATATGATTTGCCCACAGATAAAACTGTAAGAGCAGTTGCAAACCTTCCAGAGTTATTAAAAATTCAATCTCTTACATCTTTTGATAGAATAGGAATTACATCAAGTGGAAAGAATTACTTAGTAGCACCAACATTGACTGTTCTTGATGGATATAGTAACAGATTGTTAAATGAACTTGATGTAGATTATAAACTTGGAGATACCGAAGTAACTATTCTCAAGAATACAACAGGTCTCTACAATGTAACTCCAAGAATTATCCCAACTCAAAATTCAAATGGAGTTGGAATTTCATCTGTAATCTATAATTCATCTACAAAGGTTGTTAGAATATATTTGGCATCCACATTTAGTGATGCCCAAGATTTCAGATTTAGAAATGGTTCAAGAGTTCTGATTGAAAATCTAAGTGTTGGAGTTGGATCTACAGGAAAAGGATACAATTCACAGAATTATGGATATGAATTGTTTGAGATTACAAATAGTGATAGTCAACTTGGTGGATCTGGAGCTTGGTTTGAATATAGTTTAGCATCATCACTTTCAGGAACAGAAATACCTGGAAATGTGGACTTTACAAATTCTGCAGGAAGGGCAATCCCTGAAGTAGACTTTCCAATTTTTGATGTTTCATTGAAAAAGAACAATTTCTTTATTGGTGAAACAGTTAGAAGTGGAACTAAAGTTGGAGTTGTTGAGAGATGGAATCCCAATAGTGAGCAATTGGTAATTAGTACCGTAAAAGAATTTACAGTTGGAAGTACATTGATAGGTGAAAGTTCTAATACTCAGGGTGTAGTTGAAAGTAAAATTGATTTCAATGCAGAAATTATTACAGGTGCTGGATCAACATTTGTTAGTGGATGGCATTCAAATTCTGGGTTCTTGAACAACAACCTTCAAAGAATTCCAAATAATGAATATTATCAGAATCTTTCATATTCATTGAAATCTAAAGTTCCATATGAAATTTGGAATGATTCAGTAAGTGCTCTCAATCACACCAGCGGATTTGCTAAATTTGCAGATTATGTTGTAGAAAGTATTGAAGATCAACCACAAGCAATTGCTCAACCAAAAGACTCTGCTACAGAAATAATTGTAGATATTATTGGTGAAGCAAGTTTAAACTGCTTCTATGATTTTGATTTTGTAGGAGAAAGGACCATCAATGTTGATGGCAATATTGTTTCTACTGAAATTGTATTTGAAAATAGAATTTTATCTGATTATCTCGAATCTGTTGGAAATAGAGCACTTTCTATTGATGATATTAGTGGTGAGTTCAATAGCACAACAAGAGCCACAAACTTCAGTACAGTAGCATCTTATGCTTTAAATCATACTTATAATAAGATATTCACCTTTGTTCAAGATCAAGTATTGTTTGATAGGAGACAAGCTAATGTTGTAACAGTTCTTCAAAGAAATAATGAAGCATTTGTGCAGGAGTATGGATCTGTAGAAACAGTATCACCCCTTGGTTCTTTTGATTATAGTGTTAGTGGATCTGTTTGGAACTTATTATTCTATCCAAACTCGTATGAATACAATTCATACTATACCACTACAGTTTCATTCTCCACTCTGAATGACATTGTAGGTGTAGGCACAACTACTCTAGGTGATGTAGTCAATATCTCCTCATCTCAAGCAAATGTTTCTGCCGGAGCAACTACAAATATCATTCAAATTGATACTTCATATAGATCATCCAAGCATTTAGTTCTCCTTGGAGATGAAAATGGAGAGTATTCATCAAGTGAGTTGAACATAATCCATGATGGATCAAATGTCCAATTACTTGAATATGCAGATATGCAAACTACTAGTGGGTTTGGAACATTTAATGCATATATTAGTGGTGGAAATGTTCTTGTAGATTTCATTCCAAGTGTAGGAGTTGCAATTACTGCAAACACATCATCCATTTCTATTGCAAATACAGCATCTAGTGGTCTTGGATCAATAACTTTCTACAATGGTATTCTGCATTCAGGACAAACTTCTATAGCAGCAACAACTTCTCCAGTTCCAGTAGTTATTGATGCATTCTCTTCTCCATATGACTCAGAATATTATATTGTTTCTGTAGAGGATTTGACAAATAATGGTCACGAAATGTTTGAAGTTGTTAGTGTTTATGGAAATTCTTATGCAGATTCACACTTTGTAGAATTTGCCAACATTTCTACAGGATCATCTATTGGTCAGGTTGGAATTAATACTGCATCAAATGAATTCCAACTTACATATACTCCAAATGTGAACACAGAGGTCCAGGTTAGAGTATTTGGTCTGATGACCAGAATTTATGATCTCACTGTCAATACTCCATATAGAGTTGATCTCAACAATGCAGATATCCACTTTAATAATGGATTCTACACTGGATCACTTCTTGATGTTAAGACTGCCTTTGGTCTGAAGCATGATGGACTGCAGATATTCAATAGACCATTTGATGGAAGCAATCCTGCAATTGTAGATGTAGATACCGATTCCATATCTATTGTAAATCACTTCTTTGTTACTGGCGAAGAAGTTACTTACACTTCACCTGGAGCAGGGACAACAAGTAGCATTGGAATTTCTACAATTTCTGTTCCTGGAATTGGACTTACAGATAAACTTCCATCTACACTCTATGTTATTGCACCAGATGATAAGACTCTGAAATTTGCAACTACTGCACAAAATGCATTAGCTAGAACCCCATCAATTATTGATTTGACTTCTGTTGGTCTTGGTGCTGGTCATAGCATAACTTCAAAAAATCAGAATTCTAAGGTTCTTTTGGCAGTTGATAATATGATTCAAAGTCCAGTAGTTTCATCTGGTGTAACAAGTGTTCTGAACAATAGTGTTACTTTTGATACCACTATTAGTCTGACTGGAATAACATCTTTCTATCCAAGAGATCATATCAAAGTTAATGATGAAATTATGTTCATCACATCAGTTAATAGAACGACAAATAATATTGGTGTTAGAAGAGCACAATTGGGTTCACCTTTAGAATCTCATTCGCCTGGAGCAACAGTTTACAAACTTGCTGGAAACTATAACATTGTAGAAAATACACTTCACTTTGTAGAGGCACCTAAAGGAAATAATCCAATTGGCGTATCATCTGATGTAGATCCAGATAGTGTAGATTGGACTGGAATATCAACAAGTTCGACTTTCCAAGGAAGATCATTCATGAGATCTGGAATTGTTGCTACATCTTCAGAAACTTATACTGAAAACTACATTTATGATAATATTTCTGGTCAATTTACAGGAATTAGAAGTGAGTTTAGTTTAACTGTAAATGGATCTAATATAACTGGAATTGAAACTCAAAGAGGAATTGTACTTATAAATGGAATATTCCAAGAACCAAATGGAGTACAACCTCCCTCATTCCAACAAGGCGACTATACATTAACTGAGAAAACCGGCATCACTAGCATCACATTCACTGGAAATGATGCACTTCCTAGTGGTTGGGATCCCAATAATGGAGCATATCCAATTGGTGGATTAATTGTATCAGTTGCATCATCAAATGGATTTGGATACCAACCACTGGTTGCTGCTGGTGGGACAGCAATAGTTTCTATTGCTGGAACAATTTCATCAATAAGTATAGGTAATAGTGGTTCTGGTTATAGAGCAGGAATTCAAACAGTTGTTAATGTTGGAGTTCAGACATACAGTTCTGGAGTTCCTAATATTGAATTTATTGGAACAGCTGCTATTAGTGGAGGTAGTATTGTAAGTGTAACTGTTACAAATCCAGGATCTGGATATACAGTTTCTAATCCACCAGAAGTTGTATTTGATTCACCTCTGAATTATGACAATATTCCACTTCAATATAGTTCTTCATCTCTTGTTGGATCCGGACAAAGTGCAACTGTGGATATTGTTGTAGGAAGTGGATCAAGTGTTCTGTCATTTGAATTCCAAAATTATGGATTTGGATATGGTGCAGGTGAAATATTAACAATTCCTGTTGGTGGACTGGCAGGAATTCCCACAGATCCATCTGTCACATTCAGAGAATTTCAAATTACTATAGATGAAATATTCACAGATACATTTAGTGCTTGGGGAATTGGTTCCTTAGAAGTTCTGGATTCTCTTGATAGTAAATTTGATGGTGTTCAAACTAACTTCAATCTCTCGTTGAATGAAGATGTATTCTCTGTGAGATCCAGAAGGGGCTCCAAAGTTGATGTAGAGCAAACATTGTTAGTATTCATTAATGACATTCTTCAAGAACCAGGAAAGGCATATACTTTCAAAGGAGGAAGTGTAATCAAATTCAGTGAGCCACCTAAAGAGGGCGATAGTTCAAAATTACTTTTCTACAAGGGAACTGGTGGAGTTGATGTTGCATTTGTCAATATTCTTGAAACAGTTAAAGTTGGTGATTCTTTGGATATCAATAATAATCCAGAGATTGGACAAGGTATATCATTGGATCAAAATGAGAGGGTTGTTATTGGCATCAATACAGTAGATACAGTTGCAACTAATGCATATGCATCTCCAGGTGTTACAACTGACAAAAATCTTTTAAGACCTATTACTTGGTGCAAACAGAATGTGGATAGAGTTGTTAATGGCAATTTTGTAGGTAAAGATAGAATTGAATATGAACCATTAATTTACCCTGAAGCATATATCATCCAACCTGTTGGTTACAATTCTACTTTTGCATATGTGGACAATCTTAGACCAATTTTTGATTCATATAATGAAGCATCAATCAGAACATTCCAGAATGTCATCAATATTGTTTCTCAAGATTTAATTGTCCAATCCACTGCAACTGCTGTAGTTTCAACATCTGGAACAGTATCTTCTATCACAATCACAAATCCTGGATTTGGTTATACACAATCACCCCAAGTTACAATTGCAAATCCAGTTGGTCTTGGAACTACTCAAAGAGCATCTGCAACTGCATCTATAACTTCTGGAATAGTGACTACAATAACAATAACCTCACCAGGAACTGGATACACCTCATCAAATCCCCCAGTTGTTCTGATTGAAGCACCAAAACTAATTAAGGAGAGAATTGATGTCACTTCTTATGTTGGTGATTATGGAATTATTGTTGGAGTAGGGACAACTGTTGTTTCTGCACAAGATCAATTGATCTTTGATCTATTCATTCCAAAGAATTCATTCATGAGAAATTCTGGTTATGTTGGTTCTGCAGTAACTATTAGTGGAATTTCCACAGGTGATTATCTGACAGTGTATGATACTAACATTTCTATTGGTGCAACATTTGCATCTCAAAGAAATGATGGATCCAGTATTGGAGTTGGAACAACTTTCTTAGACTTTGTTTACCAAGCAGAAAGTAGTGAAATTAGAACAATGAATGTTGTTGGAGTTGGAATTACTTATGTTAAGAGAATATTTGTTAATGTAGATTCATTTGGAAGTGGAATAGCATACACATCCACATCTAACTTGGGCAATTTCAGCTGGGGCAAAATGTCATTTGATGACAGATCTGAGAAGAGAAGTTTCAACTTCTATGGTCAAAATGGTTACTCTGGCATATCAACCTCTGCAATAGTGATGAGAAATGCATCACTAAAATCTGATGACTATGTTACCTAATAAATAACTAAAAATTCTATCACAAAATGGCAGCGATAATTACTGACCAACTTCGTATATTAAATGCTAAGAATTTTGTGGCTGGTGTTCAATCCAGCACAAATTCTTATTATACATTTATTGGATTGCCCAATGCTTCAGATTATCAATCTGATTGGGACACAAATCCACCATCACCTATTGATAGTTTTGAAGAATACAATGACTATTGGGACTCTATGCTTGCAATGAAAAAAATCAGTGCAAGTGATGTTAGTCAGGTGGTTAGAAGAGTTACCTGGCAGTCAGGTATAACTTATGATATGTATCGTCATGATATTAATAGAAATAATCCATCTCAACCATCTGGATCATTTGACTTATATTCTGCAAATTATTATATAATTAACAGCGACTTTAGAGTCTACATCTGCCTCTATAATAATGCAAATCCAGAAAATAATTTTCAAGGTGGTCCATCATTAGATGAACCAACTTTTACTGATCTGGAACCAAGGGAAGCAGGAAGTAGTGGTGATGGATATATTTGGAAGTATCTCTATACAATTAGTCCAAGTCAAGCAATTAAGTTTGACTCTACTAACTATATCCCAGTCCCAAGTGATTGGTATACTGGATCAACAAATGCAGCAGTTAGAGATAATGCAGCATCTAGTGGCCAATTGAAGGTTGTGACCATCAGAAATCGTGGTGCTGGATTGGGAGCTGCAAACCAAACATACACAAGAGTTCCTATCAGAGGAGATGGTACTGGAGCAGAAGCAACCATTGTTATCAATAATGATTCTAAAGTTCAAAGCATCTCTATTTCTAAAGGTGGTTCTGGATATTCATTCGGAACTGTG